ATCGTTCAGCAGAATGGTTGTTATACGTTAAATAGATTTGCAACGAGTGAGAGAGTTGTCGGTGGATTTGGCAAATTATTGGCACATTTTAAAAAACATAACGTTTGGAATTCGATAGTTACTTTTGCTGATCGGCGGTGGAGTGAAGGAAATTTATATGAGGCTACAGGATTTACGCTTGATAAAATATTACCACCGGATTATAGTTATATTATTGGGCAGAAACGTTTTCACAAGTTTAATTTTAGACACGAACACCTCAAAAGGCTTCTGGGGGATTCGTATGACCAAACCCTAAGCGAATCTGAAAATACAGCCAACAATAATATACTGCGAATATGGAATTGTGGACTCAAACGATACATATGTAATCGTTGACATTTAACAACTGGATGAATATAATCCGTATATTCTAATATATAAAACTATCAGAGGAGACATAAAAATGAGTGAACAATTGGAAGAACAAAAACCAGCTGAAGTTACAATTGATGGAGTTGGAACCCCACTTTCGGAGTTGGGTCCGGAAGTCCAACAAATGGTTATGATTTTGAATCGGTGGAAAACTGACCAAGAGGTTGCTATGTTGGAGAAGATGAAGATAGATGCAGCTGTTCGTAATCTGTCAGATTCAGTCGTTGCAACTGTTCGTAAGCATCGAGAAGATAAGTTGGTGACTGATGATGGGGATGAGGTGGTTGTTCCTGAAACACCCACCAGTGGGAGTGTATAGTGATTACCAATCAACTAACAAAAGTTCACTATGGTGTAGATGAAAAAAATTCTGCTCGTTTCATTATACCAACTACAAAACCAACATCTAACGTTAAAGCTATAGAAGTTACTAATTTATCAAACGTGGAACGTGAGAAGATGGTTTTACTGGTTAAGGAGTACAATCAGTACGTGAGTGACCAACAACGAACTATATTTTCGTTTGATAATTGGATTGATCATACCGGGCACGACGTTGATGTTGAGTGGCGCACGTTTAGAAGTGAATCTCTAACAGAGATCGATTAAAGCTCCAACCACCATCCAACAATACTATTAAATCACCACCCACAAATAATTTGATTTAAATATTTGTGGGTGGCAACTTTGTTTAATACCACCACTGGGGGTGTCGCCCCGGACTAACACATCTATATTACTTGCACTCTCCGTAGGATTCCATATTTTACCCAAGAATGTTGGGATTATCTGATGTGTAATATTTGTTTATCTAAAGTACAATTAAAACCTTCACGTTTAAAAGCTTCTTCGTATAAATAAAGGGAGAATTCTATACAGAGGACTGCGACATGAATTTATTAAAAGAGCTGCTAGACGAAGAGGCCGCGGTTGGGGCGACTGCTGCAGGCAGTGTTGCAGGTTTTCGTGGATCGTTATTCGGCGGAAAAGAAGAAACTCCAGATCCCGATAATGAACAGAAGCGCAAAAAGAAAAAGAAAAAGCTCAAGACGACCATGCTTACTCGTATGTTGACAACCGAAGCAGACGATGAAGCAGCTTTTGATATTACTGACGTAATGTCCAAACTCAAAGCATCCGAGAAATCAGTTGAAGTTTCTCGTGATTCCGTTCAATTTGGGTTAGAAGACGAAGATGGCCGGATAATAAAAGTATATGTTCGCGCTGAACAGGCAGGAGATTTCGAAACGGCATTGGGTCAAGCTTTGGACCAAATGGAAAATTCTACCACTGAAATTGCGGAGGTATTGTTTGGTTTGCGGGAAAAATTCGATATTATTAATGTTGAGTGGCCCGCGGTTCAAGAAGACGAAGAAGAAGAGATTGACCTCAAGGGAGATACTAATCCTGAAGATGATGCGGAAGGAGAAATGGATGCTGACGTTGAGGTTGATGGTGAGGTTGGGGTTGATAGTGGGGTTGGGGTTGATAGTGAGGCTGATGCAAAAACTGCCCTTCAATCTGTTATTGATATGATGAAAGCAGATGCTGATGCTCGAAAGGCTGAGGCAAACGCAAAAAAGGCTGCAGCTGATGCAGACTCAAGTAAATATGCAGCCCAATCTGCAGAGGCAAAGATTAAAGGGGAAGAAGAGGTTCTTGACATGGAAACCTACAATGCTGAGAAGGCTAAAAAGCAGAAAGAAGCGAAAGCACTTTCTAGCCTGGCGAGATATCGGCACGAAAAGGCCCGTGATGCTGGCGAAGAACTTGATGCAGGAGACGAAACAATCGGTACAACAGTAAGTGGGAGTGAGGAAGAAGAATACGATCTAACCGACGATGCGGGTATGGATTCAGAGAAATATTTGGCGTATGTCATCAAGCATTTAAAAGTTCAAGCATAAGGGAGCGAGGCAATGGTAGAAGAAAGATTAGGTGGTTTTTCGTTAAGAAGCACTTTAAAAAATGTTTTCGGGTTATCAGGCGAAGCAATCGACAACGTTATTAGAGTTATTCAGGACAAAGGTGAAGCTGGAACAATGAAAATTCACCTAAGTAAGTTGAGTGGAGATGCACGGAGACGGATGAGCCTAGCTGTTTCAGCGGCCGTTGACTCACAGAACAACAAGGATAGCGAAAGTCGGAACGAAAAACCCAAAGAAGACCCAAAAGAAAAACCAAACGAAAAACCAAACGAAAAACCTAAAGAAGATACGAAAGAATCTAAACTCGCTCCTTCGTTTAAAGCGTTCTTAATAGACATGGCTATGGCTGATGATGAGCAAGAGCGTAGTGTTACTGTTAAGATGAACGACGAAGATATCAATCGTATTAAAGATCCAATTAAACGGCGGGAGGCAAGAATGCAATTGCGTCGTAATAAAAATCCCAGCGCGAGGCGGCGTACCAAGCGGGAACAAATCAAAAAGTTACGTCAAGAAGTAAAAGACGACAAATAGGGAGTTTCTGAATGGCATTTCTCACGAACGAAAATGTGAATTTTAATGGAGTCTTGTCGGAGTCGTTGGTGATCAACGATGTTGGTGGTATTAAATATTTGATTGTGCACGACATTCTAAGCAATCTCGATAAACTCCGATTTTTGAATTTGGTCAATGCTTATGGTGGAACACTCCCAATTGCTGCTCCTACAGCTGGCAAGCATGTTGTTAGTTTTGGTGGGTCTGTTGCAGGTGGTGATCTTACCGGTATTATTGGTAGTGGAGAGTACCGATTACTAGTCAACGTCGATGGGACAGACTATGATATGACGTTTGATGGGAATATCCTTACTACATTCACAGATGTGTTAGTGGCGATTAATGGAGTGGTTTCTGGTGTTGCTGTTGCTTCGATTGATGGTGGTGATGTTAAGATTGAATCACTATCGACAGGAGTGGGTTCTACTGTTCAGATAAGCTTTGTTCACTTTTTTAATCAGATGAATGGATATGTTGAGGTCCCACGTTACAGCTTTCCGGGGGTAACTACATTTGAAGAAGCTCTCCGACTTAACACCATACCAGATCAAGGCGAAACATTTTGGAACACATATCACTATATGATCCGACCGATTGGGGCTAAGCCTGATTTAGTTTCTGGCAATAGCACTACAGTGTATTGGGATGGGGCAGTGTGGAGACGGTTGGTTGATGATGTTGCACTCGTATAAAGGAATAAATTATGAGCATGACTTTTAAAGAATTTTTGGTTGAAGAGTGGTTACACGAAGAACCTGTCTGTGAAGAGGTGTGGGTTGATGGTGGTGATGTTGAAATCACCGAAGATCAATTATTTGAGGCTCTTCGAGACGGAGAATCGGTGCTATTCGAAACAGATGAAGACTTATTTGAGGCAGCCCAACGGGCGTTCAAGCGATTAGGTCAGTCAATTAAACGATACTACCGTTGTAAGGGTGGGCCAAAGGATGGTAAGATGGTGTCTGATCCAAAATCATGCGCCCAGCGTAAAGATCCTAAAAAAGTTCGTCATGGTCGTAAAATCGCGAGGACCAAAAAAGGTGTTCGAATCCGTAAAACAGCTATTAAGAAGAAACAAGCAGTAAGTCGTATGGTTGCAAGGATGAATGCACGGTTGACTGGACGGAAGATCACCACAGCAAAAAAACATGCGGCACCTTATGGAAAAAAAGCAACGACATAGTACACTGCTCAATGATATCCATTGGTTATCCACGCAATATATAGATAATCGATTCAGTTCATACAAAATCGCTAAATTGGTTGGTACTTCTAGTAGTGTGGTGCTGCGATATCTCCGTAAACACAACATCCCAATTCGATCTCGTTCAAATGCGCGGGTTGTTGACATTACTACGATTTCAGAAGCAGAACTCAACGACCAATACTTAATTGCTAATAAAACAATTGAACAAGTTGCAAAACATTTTGGTGTGCACCATCGAACTATTACTAAGTATATCCAGAAATATAACCTCTACAAACTAAAGCACCAACAATTCGATAATACATTAGACGATCTGAACTGGTTGTCCGATGAATATGTCACGAATAATAAGTCGTCGATAGAGATTGCCAGTGATTTGGGTACCAACAAAACTACAGTACTTCGATATTTGAAAAAATATTCAATATCAAGACCAAAGAAACTCATTCACGTTGACCGAAACCTTCTTCACCAACTTCATGTCGATGATAAAATGACAGCTGAGCAAATTGGTATACGGTTTGGATGTTCTCCTACTTGTGTTTTGCGGAAAATGAACGAACTAGACATAAAAATCCGACACAACTACCATCGATCGTCTGGAGAGCAAGAGATTTCAGACTTTCTAACTTGTAAAAGTGTGGATTTTACTACCAATGATAGGGAGATTATCAGCCCACTTGAACTGGATTTTTATTTACCAGAATATAAGCTCGCAATAGAATACTGTGGGTTGTATTGGCACAGCACACGACATCCACGAATTAACTCCAAGTATCACCAACGAAAACAGCTATTATGTGCTGATCATGGAGTGCATTTGTTGACAATTTTTGAAGATGAGTGGTTACAGAAAAAATCTATCGTTAAATCCAAGATCACACATCAACTAAAACTATCCAATGATAGTGTGTTTGCGAGAAAATGCACAATACGGCCTGTTTCAACCTCCATAAGACGGAAGTTCTTGGACAAATATCACATTCAGGGTGACGGGTGTGGAAGCATTAATTATGGATTGTACCACGATGCGGTGTTGGTTGGTGTTATTAACTTCATCCAGCGGCCCGGAAAGGTATTCGAATTAAACCGATATGCGACGGTGGTGACGGTTGTTGGTGGGTTTTCGAAGCTACTTGCTCACTTTAAACGAACCATAGATTGGGACTACATCTTTACATACGCTAATCTGCGGTGGTCAAGTGGAGATGTGTATATTAAGAACGGGTTCACAATGGAAAAAGTTACAACACCAAATTTCTTTTACGTAGATACTGCGAACACAAAGAGGATCACCCGACAGACATTTCAAAAACACAAACTTTCAAAGATATTGAAAGCATTTAACCCCAAACTCACCGCCGAAAGCAATGCTGCCATAAATAATTGGTATCGAATATACGATTGCGGGCATCTCAGATATGGTATACATAATATATGACCTTTAAACACACCAACATTCCACAGTTTGAAGAATTGGAGGCTGCGACTACCGCTAATGGTCGATGGTATACAGTGCCTACAGGAAAGAAGTATGCTTCTGTTACCACTATTCTGGGATCCAAACCAAAACCGGCCATTGAAGAATGGCGGAATTCACTTGGTCCCAAAAAGGCTGATAGAGAAACAAAGCGTTGTTGTGATCGTGGGGAGGCTGTTCATTTAATGGCTGAACATTATTTAAACAACACCGAAAATCCAACCAAAGGTCACACTGATGCAAACATTAAGTTGTTCAATCAACTTAAATTCCGACTAAATAAAATTAACAACATTAGAGCTCAAGAGATCCCAATGTATTCCCATTCATTACGCACAGCGGGGAGAGTTGATTGTGTTGGCGAATATGATGGTGTGTTGTCAATTATTGACTTTAAGACATCAAACAATAACAAGGATGACAAGACGATCCTGGATTATAAATTGCAGTGTACTGCATATGCGCTGATGTACGATGAATTGTTTGATGTTCAGATAAACGATTTTGTTGTGTTAATTGCGGTTGAGAAAGGTATGATGCCGTTGATGTTCCGTGAAAAAGTGGACAATTATATTGAGCTGTTACTCGAACGAATAAATACTTTTTACAAAAAACAAGGAACATACTAATGAAGGTGGCAGATATTTTATCAGAGCAACGGTTAATTCAATCACCAAGTGTTGGCAAAATAACGCCTGAACAATTACAAGCGAAGATTGTAGAATTAGCTGCTACTGTTTCTCGATTGGCTAAAGAGCAATCACCTGACAAATTACAAAACCTGACTTCAAAAACCGCTGCATTGCATGAACATGCAGTTGCACTCGTGAAGTATTACAAGGATATGGCTTGATGGAATTCAAATCTCTCGAACAACTAATCCAAGTGTTTACGACTGGTCGTATTGACTCCCTACCACCCTTTTTTGTTGTTGGTGGGATCAAATATGACAGGTATGAAAGCACCAAGTATGATATGTTTCAGTTGGCTGCTGGTAAAAAACCAATGGCTATTTACAACCTAAACAGAGAACCGGGTAATGTCGATAAATATGAGAAGTTACATACAAAGGCAGAGGACCCGACAAGCTTCCAAGACCGGTTAGTGTTTGTCTGGACCATGATTCGACTACGGTTACGGCCAGCAATTGTTAAGTTTGTTTCAAGGGCTCGAATGGGACAAGTTATTGTTAGGGAAGTGGCAAACGATGAAAATAAACTAACACTGGATAAAAATAAACTTATAGGTGACGCTGTTGATGTAGTATTAATCAACTTTAATGGTGGGCAACCTATTAAAGGCAAGGTCGATACTGGGGCATCAATGTCCTCTCTGCATGCCGAAAGTGTTGAGATTGTCGGCTCTTCGGGACTCGGCTCCGATCTCGTTAAGTTTACCTTCGAAGGTAAGAGGTATAAGATGACTCTCCAGGATAACCAAGCTGTTCAAACGGCTGATAATGGGGTGGAGAATCGTCCATTAGTTCGGTTTAACATCAAAGTTAACGATATTGTTTTGAATGATGTATTGATAAATCTCAACGATCGAAGCGATATGCCATATAAGCTATTGGTCGGTCAAAATATATTGGAGAAGGGTAAATTTTTAATCGATCCTACCGTTAATGAAGAAATGGAGAAGGTTGATTGGGATATGCTTCAAGAGGAATTTGCTGATTTGGAAGTTATTGATGATTCCGAGTTTGATGTCGAAGCCCTTCAGGATGCTATTGCTGTTTTGAACCACCTTATGGAAGTTCCCTTTGACCCAACCTAGTAATTCTCCAGCATATATAATTATATGCAAGCAAATAGCCCATTTAAGGTATATTCAGAATTCTTAAGCCCACTTCAATGTGAACATATAATCGATGATTTGGATTTAACCTATCCCGATATCACGGACAACTTAATTCCCTGGACAACTCTTCATAATAATGATGCAGAGGAGTTGATCTTCAACAAACTTCAACCACTTATCCCAGAAATTGAACATCACTACGGTCTAAAGTATCGGGGTTCAAAAGAGATGTTGTTTGAATGGTACCCCACTGGGGCGGAGGGTAACTTCGTATGTGAAAATAGCAAGCGGGTGAACGATAAGTGGGCAAGAGTTTACGATCGAGACATAACTTGTATGTTATTTTTAGTTGACTACCATGACAAGGAAGATTTCAACGATGATTGGGAATGTTATGGTGGGAAGTTGGAGTTCCCGCAACACGGGTTTGGTTTTCAACCACAGCGCGGTACGTTAATTATTTACCCAAGTGATCCGCATTTTATCAACATTACAACGTCAGTGGCGGCAGGAGACCTGGTCCAAGTTCGTTGGTCGATTGCCGCTCAGAAACCATATTTGTATGACCACACAGGCTTTCCTGGCGACTATACTAATTGGTTCATAGACGTTGACTAGCAATTGCGTCTATCGTATTATTACAACGATAGTTTGTTGGTGTGGCAATTGATTAGGAGTAGTGTGAGTGATTAAATTGATTTGTGGGATACTCTTACTCCCATCTATTGGCTTTGGTGCGGTGGGAATGAACAGTGAAGTTGACTGCATGGCGTACAATGTATATCACGAAGCTAGAAATGAAACACTTGAGGGGCAACTTGCGGTGTTTTTTGTCACTATGAATCGAGTGGCAAGTAAATCCTACCCAAACACCATTTGTCATGTGGTTACACAAATTACACGACACCGGAAAACCGGGCGGCGTGTTGCGCAATTCAGTTGGTATTTGGATGGCAAATCCGATACTCCATACAATAAAAATTTATACAATATTATTCATGCCTGGGTTGCTGATGCAATAAACCACACAACACTGTTACAGGACAATACTGGTGGGGCTTTGCATTATCATGCAAACTGGATGAAAAAGTTTCCCGAATGGTCAACAAGGATGAGAGTATCGGCCAGGATCGGATCGCACATATTCTATGCTAAAAAATAAAACCAAAAGACCTTAATGTTGGCAGTTGATCACCGTTGCTTTTGTGTGCGTGTGAATAAGATAATGGCATCTAGTAATTATAACAATAAGGAGAACCTAATGACACACGTAACCGTCCCATCAAGCGTTGAAGATCGTAAAAAACTCAAGATGATGATTTCTGAGATGACTCATTGTATGCAGCGTATGGATATGGAGAAGGAATCCAAGAAAGATATTGCTAGTGAGGTAAAAACACAATTTGAACTTCCGACCAAAATGATTAACAAGCTCGCTTCAACCATGTACAAGCGTAACTATGAAGACCTCCAGTCTGAAAACGAAGACTTTGAAATTATCTACGAAACGATTGTTGAAGGTAAGAGTGTAGAAGAAGAAGACTAGCTGTGTCATATCTCTCTGCAGTCTTTGATCGTAAGGTCGAAAAAGTAATAGTGTGGGAGCGTAACAAAGATGGTCGCACGCGAGTAGAATACGACCCTCCATACTACTTCTATATTCCCCATGAGGATGGGGAGCACACAAGTTTGTTTGGTGACAAATTGCTTCGTTGTGACTTTGAGTCGAACAGTGAATTCTATAATGCTAGGAAGTTTTATAAACAAGATTATGAATTGTTTGAGTCAGACATTCGTCCTGAACTAAAAGTACTATCAAAAAATTACTTCGAAGCTCCCGCTCCTACATTACACACAACGTTTTTCGATATTGAGGTTGATTACGATAAAGACAGAGGCTTCAGCAGTCCACGGACTGCTGAATCTGCATACGCTCCTATAAATGCTGTTGCTTTTTATCATGACTGGTTGGACAAATATGTTATTCTGGTTGTTCCACCATTAGTACATGAGGATAAGGTCCTTGCAGAGCGACACGAATCCGAATGGACGACGGATGCCCTGCTTAAGGAGATTAACCTTCGAGAACCGTTGCCAGTTGACATGACATTCGACCTGCAAATATGTAAAGATGAAACCGAATTATTAGAAAAGTTGCTGGTTGAAATTAAGGATAGTGATGTCTTGTCCGGCTGGAACAGTGACTTCTTTGACATTCCATACGTCGGCCGACGTCTTAAAAAGAAGCTTGGTGAATCTGGATTACGTTCGTTAAACTTTGACATGCGTAATTTTGAAATGCATGCAAAAACTCCAGAAGATATGCACGTAGATAAGCCTTATCGAGGCGTGATGACAAAGTATGGTAGTGAAGCTGTAACACTCGATCTTTCCGGACGTGTTAAACTTGACTACATGGAATTATTTCGAAAGTTTGAAATGGAGGAGCGTCCTTCATATAAATTGGAAGCTATCGCTGATGAAGTTGTTCCAGAATTACCAAAGTTAGAATATGAGGGATCGTTGCACGGATTGTTTCGTGATAACTTTCCAATGTTTGTTCGATACAACATCCGTGATACAGAAGTGCTACATGGATTCGAACGCAAGCTTGGGTACGTTGCTCTCGCAAATGAAATGGTACATTTATCTACAGGATTATTTCAACATATTCAGGGAACGATTGCACTAGCTCAACAATCGACAATTAACTATTGCCACTACAAATTAGATGTCGTTGCTCCTGATTCAAAACCCCCACCCGAAGTTGCATTTGATATGGAGGGGAATCTTACTAGTGGTAAGATTCAAGGGGCGTGTGTCTTACTACCACAAGTTGGGTTACATGAGTATATTGGGAGTGTTGATATTAAATCTCTATATCCAAGTGTTATTCGTTCACTTAATATCAGCCCTGAAACTATTAGAGGTCAATTCGATCAAACCACGAGAGCTCCAGAACTCATTGCAACAAATTCAGACGAAGAGCTAACACTTGTACTTGAGGGAGGCCAAGAATATACATTACCAGCATCCAGTTGGAGAAA